TGATTTCCGCACTGACCGGCTGTGCGTAGTTCGCAACTCAAAACATTTGCGCTCGCCATTAAAAGCATGTAAGCGTAACAACTTACAATTAGGCGAAGAATAAGAGTAATAATACTTAGCTTACTCATGTGGCTGATTTGGAGAAATTTTGATGCTCCACATAATTGATTGAGGTTGATTTATCTCGTGCAAAAAAAGCGCTTTTAACTTCAGTCCAGACAATTGGGCTTAACATGGCAGCGACTACTGCCAGGATGACAACTTGTGCCATTCGTGTCTCAAGTCGGCCCACTCGTTGCCCGAGACTGCTGCGTTCACGTCCTTCAGCTATGGCCGCATCCAACAAAGTTTTCAGCTGCCCTTCGAGTACGCCAATGGCTCTTAGGATCTCACCGTGACTGGGTTCCACCATCGGAGGACTACGCCTTGGGCTCAGACTTTGATGGTTCCAGTGTAGGCGGGTGCGGCCAGGTTATATCGAAAGGGTTGGGTGCGTCCGCCAGGTCGCGCAGGGCCTGGCGGTAGGTGGCCCAGGATGCACGGTCTGCGCCGAGGTCGTAGTCGGTGATCTGCGTCCAGTCGCTGGCCTTGAGCATGATGATGTACTGCTCACGCACACGAGCGCGCTGCTCGGCGATTTCGGTGTCGCTGTAGGGTCGCACGATGAAGGCCAGAGCCTCGGCGTCCCATTGCACGGTCTCGGTCTTGGGATCGCACTCGGGACGCTCGTACGGGCCGGTGTAGCCGGCACGTTCCAACTCCTCGGGCGTGAAAGTGCTGGCGTCGGTGCGGGTGCTTCCGTCCTGGAAGCGAATCCGGTGTGGCAGAGGTGCGGGCTCTGCGTGGTGGTGGGAGTAACGCATTAGGTCAGATAGTGAATGATGACGCCTTACGGAACAAGCGGGATGTTCCATTTGGTGGAAAGAATGGTTTGTACATTATTTCTTTGAATAGATCCGAGTGGACTAGCAAATACAGCGACCTCACCAATAAAACCTGGCCAACCACGCCCGCCAATGCTACGATCATTGCCGATTTGAAATCCGAGAGATGAAAAAGAAGTATTGTCTGGTCTTGTGATCCGCACTAAAGCTGTAGAACCGGAATATGTGTTGTTGGGAGCTAGCGCGCCATTTTCGAAAGTAACCAAAAAGTTTCCGGTAGCAAAATTACCGACCCAAGTTACATAAAAGGAATCAAATGGGCTTGAGACAAGTCCCGCAAATAAAGGTATTCCGAATCCGTTCGTGTTAAAAACAATATAAATTTCGCCTATGTTGGCTATAGGTGTAGTATTTCTCAGATAATTGTTGTGTCCTCCGCCACCCCAATTAACACACTTTAGTCCATTTATCCCTGTGGTATAGGCGGGTCCTGTGGTCAATTTTGTTAGGTTTAGCCCGAGTGAACCTTGGTCCGTAACTTCTGTTATTTCGGAACTTGAAACTGTTACTTTGGTTTCATCTGCAAAATCATACCAAAGAATTGGAAAATAATCTGATATAGAACCCAGCATAATAGGCCATACATTTTCTCGCTTTTCTATTATTTGATCATTAAGATCCCATACACCACTTGCAGAAGTTAGTGTTGATGTGCGGCGCACACCCATGAGGCCGGCGTTGGATCTCAACATCAGCTTATCTCCTCATACGAGATCACCAGTTCCAGATTGCCATCAGCGCTGGCCTGTGCGCGGAGACTGTGCCCTTCCTCCAGGTAGATGTATGCCTCTTGGGTCACGAGCACCTGCGTGGCATCAGCAGGCACGACGATCGTTTTGCCGATGGCAAAGCCGGTGGTTCCGTTGTAGTGCTCCAGGCTGATGTCCGCAGCGTTGATGCCGTTCACGTTGGCGCAGTAGACGCTGTTCACCTTCAGCACCTTGCCGCTGCTGGCGGGATTGCTCAGCGCGGCAGCCATGCTGACAGTGGCGGCGTATCCGACAGTCTTGCCATAGACGGTGTTTACCGTCGAGCTCGACTTGATATTGGGGGCGGCCATCGCAGCGGGTGTGTCTGGCCCAGATTAGCGATTGCTGTCTTTAGGGGGAACTAAGTGCCCTCTTCTACCACACCACCCTGCGCGATCCATTGCAGGAAAAGGCGATCGGTATCAGTTTTTGGATTGGACGGTGAAACGTAAATAGGGAAGTCAGGTGCGTTGGAAAAGAAAGCTTCCACAAGACTTGGGAAGTTGGGGTTGTAGCGAGCGCGAATGATGGTCATGGCAAGATAAGTAGCAGCGGATGCGGTTAAAGACTAGCCGAAAAACTGCGAATAGTTAGTGGTGATTGTTAGTGGATAATTGTAGTAAATACCCGAAGAAAAGTTGAGCAACTTGATGTTGAGTCCGGTATGCAAGGCATAACACGATTCTGGAATGGCTCCACTAGCCGATGGCAACAGGCTCGTCGAACCAGAAGTGATATTGGCTGCGCCAGAGCCGGCTTCTACAAAAAAGGTGTTCCAATATTGAAAAGTTGCGTTAATTGCTCCGTTAGCGTAAATATACGAGCCCGTCGGTGATGGTGAACCGACCTTACCCTTGAACCCTTGCGCATTGGAGATTGGAGTTCCCCACGTACCCCATATTGAAAACTGCGGGCAGCTTAATGTACTAGATGGATGCAGAACAAATATTGTTGTAAATTGCGGTCCCCTTGCAGCCCGTGTTGCGTCATTTTCTCCGGCTCCCCACGGGTTAGCCTCGTCGATCCCAACAATCGAAGCAGGTGGATTGCTACCACCATTGCGACTGTCCGCGCCATAGTACGTTGGTTCAAACTGAATATTATTCAGATCATAGTTTCTTTGATAAGGCGGTCCGCCATCCACTGAATTTCCAGTAACATAACCTGAACCCAGCGCTAAGCCAGACAGCCCTTCGCCAACGGCTACCAAGGCTGCATGGAAACCAGAAACCTTAGGATTGCCAGTTATGATACCAGTATAATCGTTAAACTCGTTACCTCTTACTCGGCAGCCGCCAAGCTGAAACGTTGCTTTTGATATACTTATCCAGCCCGGTGGAAGAGTCCCGCCTGGACTCAATATCCCATAAAAACTTCTGGCGCCCAATGTGCATTCAGACATAAACAGGGAACCCCCACCAACACCAATAACCGTTCCAGACATTCCCGTTAGTCCAGCTGGCATTGCGGGGTAGGTCGGAACCTGGCTTCTGTAGTATGTAATAAATGCGCGTACCCATTCAGCTGTTCTTGTTCCAGTTACCGCACTCTTGACTGTCGCAGTCCTTACAGCAGCACCATAAGGAAAATTATTATCTGAAATTTGGCTCGCTCCAAGTATCATATCCGTGCTGGGAAAGTGAACTCTTGAAATTGTTCCACCATTTCTAAGCAATAGAGAGCCACACCCGCCGTTATGAAGAAAAATAATATTATCCAGGTAGCCATAGTGAGGGGTCACGTATGGTACATTGTAAAGCATTACACTGTTTCCAGGCGAAGTAATGCTGTAGTCGCCTATATTACCTGTAGTGAAAGAGCTTGTTGTTCCAACAGAGGCGCCTGGTATATAAATTTTGCACTTAAACTCTACCCCACCTATGTTGTAAAATCCTGGCTTCATGTACAGATAAGCTGTTTGTTCCGTCCCGAGAAACTCGTTGCACCACGCAGCTGCTTGATACAGATCGGAAAATGGCTTAAATGTTGCGCCATCGGGGATGTTTGAGTCCCCAGTACCAGCTGGAGCGGGCCAATAGCTCACTCTGTAAGTAGCATCAAAGCCTACGGGCGCAATTCCATCCCAAGTTCCTATGAAAATTGATTGTTGCGCGGTTGTGCGATATTGAATCTGTTTAGAGTTGGCCCATTTGGATAAACCACTTGGAGTGACAACAACTTGGTCCGATGCACCAGCGATAGCTTCTCCACTCGTCGCCAGTTCCACAATGCCGGCTTGCGTTGTAGATGCAGCAATTGAAGCGCGAGCCGTTAGGCTCAACGCCAGCCCACCATTGATCGCAGTGCTTCCGTTCAAAGTAGTGGCGCCAGACGCCGTAATAGTGCCGGCGGTGAAATTATTGGCGCTCAATGTTTCAAACGAAGTCTGTGGCTCGGGAAGTGTTGTGTCGCTTGCACCAATCTGTTCAACACTCAGAGTCTGACCTGTTGCAAGATCTTCTACGCCACGCGGACTGATTTTATAGCCCTCTTCGTTGAAACCAGTCGGATAAACACGTCCACCATTGGCGTTGGTGAAGTAATACGTAAACCGGTTCTGCGGACTCAGTTGACGCTGATACTGCGGCAGGCTCTTGCTGTAGTTCAAGAAACCAGACCAGGCCCAGTTGTGCGTCAGGAGCTGCATGAACGATGGGCGCCGGAATTCGACCGGCCAGTTGCCGATCGCATTGGCGGCGCCAGATGGCACATACCCGCCCATGTCGCCACTGCTCGCTGGATTCAGCTCTCGGGCGGCCTCGGGGCGCGGCGTCAGAATCGTATGTGCCTGGCCACTGGAGAAGCCCAGGGTGACCAAGAAGAGGTGCAGGGAGCGATAGTCCGTACCGGTTCGGTACTGGGTCTGCAGGGCCGTGTCGGTGCCCCAGACAGTCGAGAAGTTGTAGCCCAGGTTGATCGAGTCCTGAGCCCCATCAGTATCATTGTCGAATGTCAGCGTTGGCGCTTCGTTCTTGTAGAAGTCCTCGGGGTTGAAGGACGATAACATATGGACATAGCTTTCTTGCCATTTGAACGAGTCAAACACAGCGTCTGAGTTTGTTTCGATGCAGGTGTAATGCTTGTTGTTTCTTTTGACTGTTTCGCCAGCAATATAGCGCGTGCCGCTTTGCCAATCGACAGAAGCGTTTCCGCGACGAAGTGTAATCTCCGCAGCAACAGCAACGCCATCAGGACGTATGTTTGCAGTATTATTGACGATAAGGACTTGACTTGTGGGGATTTCACTAATAATCGGAGCAACGCCGTTTTTCACTTGCAGCACGTAATCGCGTACGGGCGAACGAGCAAGTTGATTTGTGTTGTTCAGCTTGAGCGTGTAACGACGTTGGGCTGGTGTGCGTGTATCAACAAGGCGGCGAATGTAGACGCGCTTGCCAATGGCACTACTAGCTCCGCTGACGACCGGTACTGGATTTCCAGCTGGATCCGTAAGTGCAGCAGTGATGTTGAGTTGATTGGGTGTGCCCGTACTCCAAGCTGAACCAGTAAAAAGCGATCTCCAGTCATCGCCAAGTGGATTTTCTACCCAGACGTAGCTGGCGTTGCGCAGCGTGTAATCATCGCGTGCAACGAGCTCGGGTACTCCGGCGGTACTTGCACTTTCGCTCAGTGGGGTGCTAAGCGTAATTGAACTAGCGGAAACTGCAGTTACGGTTCCAAGATAGATCCGCTTTACGTTGTTTGTAATCTCAGAGAGGTTGTTTGCGACTTTGATTCGATTGATTGTCCAGTCGATGTCGGTCGGGAAACTTGTACCTCTGTAGCCTTCAGCGAGACCGGCAACTCCGCCAAAGTTAGAGAAGCCACCATTGCTGATGATCTCACCACCATTTTGAACCCAGTGGTGAACACCTTGACCGATAGCAAAAACAGAAACTTCTTGGATAAAAGCGCCATTGATCGCACGCACATGGAAAGTACGGCGAGATGGGTTCATACGAATATCATCCGGGTTCGTGCTGATATAAGTGGCGTAGGAATCGCCAGACATGCTCACCCAGTTGCCACCGTTGTACTTTTGCCATGAAGCGAGATCACGTTGCTTGGAAACACCAGTGAACTGAGCAGTCACAATGGACTTGAAGCCAGAAGGCTTGTTGCCATCGGCAAAGATTCCGCAAATGCCGTACTTGGATCGAACGGAACAGTTGAAGATATAAGGCGAGGCGGAATCAGTTGTATCAGTGTCGATTGTCTGCGATCCAGGTGCGGGCGCAGGTCCGACGATTTGGTATTCCGGTGTATTTGTTACAGCAAGAGACAGATTTATACCACCGGTATTCCCCGACCCACCAAAGGCAGAGCGAATCTTTCCGTAGAACTCATCCAGTTCACTTTGGCTAGTAAATTGGAAGCAATCGAGAAGATGGTGGCTCGATGTGCTTCCGGCTTTATCCATAAAGCTGAAGCCAAAGTAGTAACCAGTGCCAGTTACTTTGAAGATCGCACGCCTGTTGCTGCAATCTGCCAATTCATCGGCGGCGGCGGGCACAGTGTTCGGCCTGAACACGGTTTTACGCAGATCGAAGCCACAAAGGCTTACACCACGGGGGAGAATGATGCCGCCAGTTGCCTGTGGGTTGAAAGCTTGCAGTGCCGTGTCATCGGGCTCGTAGCCGCTGGCCCATTCGCCTACTGAAGAAGCTCCGTTGCCATTGAGCAGCACCGAAGCGCCGGGAGCCAGCACGATGCTGACAAGATCAGCATTGCTCAGTGGTTGTTCGTAGAATGATTTTGCTGTAACGATTCCAGCTTCAATAATTGCTCGGTTAATTGTTCTGAATGGCCGAGCTTCACTGTAGCCACATTCAAGGCGCTGTAATTCGATGCGCTTAGTGGCGCCACCTGTAGTGCTATAGCTCCCGCCAACAAATGTATCTTTTCCTGTGTACGGATTAACGTAAAATACATAAGGCGCCGAGAGTGGATCGTTCAGCAGGGCACCAGAGCCGATCTCGGGGTTTCCACCCAGTTGGCGGATCGCATCGGTTATTGCCGAGATCTGACCCCGGAACGTCGCTTGTGAGCTGCCGATGTCATCCGCAGAATTGTTCTGGCCGCCACGAACGATCTTGGTCACAGCACAGGTATATCAGCCTGATTCGGAGTTTAGCCCGGATAGACAGCGGGGGTACTGACACTCATTCGTAGTGCTATTTCCCCGACAGTGACAAAGTTCAAAGATCCAGCAATGATCTCAGTAGCACGCGTATTGATGGCAGTTGATGTTACCAAAAATTCTGTTTGATAGTACAAATCTCCCGGTAAAAGAGTTCCGCTCTCGGGGCGGTCCGAGATCATCCAAAACTCCGCTCGTGCCTTGCATCCTTTTTCTGTTAGCAGCAACAGACGCATCAAAGTAGTGGTATCCGTCTGACTTTGGATGTACTCTCGGTCCACATAAAAGTCTAGTGAGCCCCCTCCTGTGACAATCGATTTCACGGCATCGCCGAACTTTTCACCAACTGCAGTTGCGTCAACTTCATTTGCAGTCAGGTTTAATGTCCAGCTCTGCAGTAATCCTTGAACATCCCAACCACTGGTTTGCGCATTTAATGTCAGAGATCCGAAGTCGACGTTGTACAAGGAAAGTCGTCCTAAAGGTCCTCCTCTCATTGCTTCGGCTTTCGTGCTGTAGAAGGAGATTTGATCTAGTTGATCTCTATGTATAAACAGATTTCTGCTAGTTGTTTGCCCACTGGCTGTTGCTGTTGCATAAAAACGCAAGCTATCGCCAATGCCAGCTCCTTCAGTAGGAAAAAATAGCGGGCTGTCTGAAAACCATTGCCATCGATAGATACTTGTGTTTTCTCCACCTCCGCTACCAGTTCCGCCTTGGTAGAACGGCGCGCTGTCCGAGCTGATGTGCGCGCGATTCGTCCCTACCAACCAGGGCCCCGCAGCGTACATCGCGTAACCGTCTGGACAGTCCGGACCGTCGGTTCCTGAGTCGAGTGGCAACCCGCGGGGACACACCATCGTCACTTCATCCCCAGTCCACAGACCCGGCTCAGCGACGACGAGTGTGTCGCTCTCGGGGTTCAGCGCGGTCGGCACCACCACAGCGGGAATGGTTGCTTCGCGCTGAAGGACTAGAGCGCCACCATGTCCGAGTACTGGCATCAGAAACCGCCTCTAACTTTGCCACTTACTTGAAAGTTGCAAGTACAGGCCGTAATTTCACCCACTGAAACAGGTGTTCCAACTTGGGTAAGAAAAGCTGAGCAGTTTAAGGAACGACTTGTAGAGGTATTCAAATACAGGTCAATGCTTGTTGCGCCATCGCTGCGGAAAATGCTGTTCAATAGATCGCGCGTCACAGCGTCATCTTCTATGTAGAGAATCGTCGCGGACCCAGTAGCGCCGCGTAATCCCTCAGCATATGTGCGGTCGTCATCACCTAATACAGTATCCTCGAGTGCATCTCGATTGATGTCGATCGAGAAATTGCGAACTTTCGCCACCCGCGCTCCGCGGAAGTGGAGTGCGCCATTGGCTCCGGTAACGACGCTCATCCGTCCCTCTGTCCTTCGAGTGTTACCTGAATCGTACTGAGACCACGTTTGACTGAAGTGATCGTGGGACGCTCGCTGAAACGCCAGGTGTAGTCGCGTTGAAGCCGTTCCTGCAGCACCCTGTCCATACCCGCCCAGACCTCTGTGGGCAAGCTCAGCTCGCCGAAACTCCCATTGGCGTCTTCGTAGGCCGTTGTGATGGCCAGGGCTACGGCGTCCCGTTTGTTGCCGAACTCCAGGTCAAGCGTGGCAGCCGAGGGCTGCGACCCGTACAGCCGACTCACACCGGTGCCGGCAATAGAGGTGAAGCGTTTCACAGGGTAAACACCCAGCTTGTAGCTGCGGGTGGTCGGGGCGATAGCAGGGAATGGAGTGGCCATCTCAAGTCACAGTAACGACGATGCTGGCGGTCTTTGTCGGGCCGTCGCTGGCCGTGGGGGAGCTGATTGAACCGGTCAGCGTGTACACCCCGACTGCGGTGAAGGTGACCTTCGCTCTCGGGGTGCCGCTGTTGCTGACCGAGGCTGAGGCGTCAGGTGTGGTGGACGACCAGTTCCACGCGAAGAACGCTGTGCCGAGTTCGTCGGCCGTGCCAGTACCAGTACCAACACCGGTGGCGGTGAACACGGTGCCGATGTTGCTGTTGCTCGCTCCGATCGTCGTGAAGTTCGTCGTACCGCTTGTAACAATCTGGTAGCTATGGCCAACAACAAATGACCCCGCGGTGGTTGCTGCGGGCTTCGAGGTGTATTCCAGGGTGTAGTTCCGAGCTGTGTTGATCGTCGCCGTGGTGTCGCCAGTCAGACTGACTGTTCCGATCACGGGAGGAGTGGTAGCGCTCGTCGCCAAAATCGTTTTGCTTTTCGTGCGAATGACGGCGCCGCTGGTCACAGTGCAGATGATCGTCTTGCTACCCGAGCTCGTGGCGGTGACGGTCGTGTTCGCGCTGCCGGGGCTGCCGAAGGTGACATCAGCACCGCTCCAACTGTACGTATAGGTGTTATTACCACCTGAAACCAGCGTTGTGTATATTGCCGCAGCACCGGTGGTAATTGTGCTGGGTCCGATGATGCTAACGCCCTCGAACGACGAGGTGGTTGTACCACTGTCCTCACTGATACCTACTGCGCCTTCGATGATCCAGTTGCCAGCCGCCTCCCAGCCATCCACCAGCGCCGAGTAGCCGTTGTCCAGCAGCGGGAAGTACAGCGCCTCGACCTGCACATTGCCATCCTCGTCAAAGCCCAGCGACTGCACCTTGTAAGCGCGGACCTCGCTGGTGCTCTGCTTGAGGCAGAACACTGATCCGGCGTAGGCGGGGCAACGCTGATCCACGATCGACAGGCTCACCTCTTCCAGCACCTTGCCGCTGGTGCCGCGCCACAGCAGTACGTCGTAGGTGCCATCCGCCAGGGGCTCGGTGGTGACGACCTTGCCGGTGGAATCGATGGCGCCGTTGTTCGGCTGGCTGTAGGCGACCGTCTCCAAGCCGAGCTTGAAGCAGCGCCCCACCTCCAGGACCGCCTCAGTCGGGATGGTCTTGAAGCGAACCGAGTGCGTGATCAGGCGCCGCCCCCGGCACAGGTACTTCGCCACATCGATGGCGTGCCTCTCGCTGGTGCAGAAGTCCGTCAGGTCGATCGCCTCCAGCGGTGCATCCACTGGCGTCCCGGCTTCGCGGACGCTGACCTCGCGGATCACTGGAAATAGGCCGCGGGCGGAGATGTCAGTGCTGGCCTTCTCCTGGCGCCACTTCACTGAAATCCGGTTAGGAGTGCGCCCCTGTGATTCGGCATAGGCGAACTCAAAGGAGCCCTCCAGGATGTTGCCCGCCGTGTAGAGGTTGGTGATCGGCTCGGGCCGATCGAAGTACACCGCAGGCTGCAGCGCAAACCGCCCGCCCTTGATCACCAGATCCAGCAGGAAGTAGCCCGCTGTCTGGCTGCCCCACTGGCGCAGGTTGAGCGGCTTGTCCAGCGCACCATCGAAGAAGTAACGCCGGTCGCGGGTCCACTGGGCGCACTCGGCAAAACTGGTCACATCCACCTGCTCGCTGCTGAGCACCGTGCCAACGCCATAGCGGTCGTTGGTCAGCAGGTCTTGCAGCACCTCGGGAAAGGTGTGGATGCCGCCTGCGATGCCCTGATTGACGTAGACGCTGAGCTGGTTGAGCTGGCTGAACTCCGTGCTGGAACGCAGGTTCATGCCGACCAGCGCCATGTGATCGTAGTTAGGGACGTTAGGGTTAGGGGCGAGAAGGTTCACGTAAACCAGCTCGTGCTCGGGGGAGCGGGCACTGCTGCTCAGCTCCTCAAATACGAACGCCTCGGCCAACTTCCCCCAGGTGTCGGCGTAGTCGTCGCTGTCGGCCAGCGCCACGCCCAAGCCCTTGTCCTTGGTGGCAGCGATGCGGAAGGTCTCAGGGATCCGCGCTACAGGCTCGCCGCTATATGTCGCTGTCACTGTGTCTGCTCCTGTGCCGGAGGTGACGGTGCGATAGCCGCTGATGCGTGCATCGAGCACCTCAAGGGTCCCTGTGGCGATGTTGTTGCGGATCTCCCAACCGCTCAGTGGTTCTACGCGGAATTCCCATCGCTGCATTGTGGGCATCTGCAGGCGGATGAAGTTGTACACCGCCTGTTGCGTAATGCTGCGCACGCCAAAGCAATGGTTCAGGTAGGTGTAATCTTCTGAACTGCCCGCGATGCGGTAGCCCAGCTTGAAGAATGAGTAGCGAATCTCAGAGCCGCTGAAGCTGCCCGACTGATAGGTGGAGAGCTCCAGGCTTTGTCCCGGAGCGTAAACTCTTCCGTTGAAGTAGGTGCAGGCTCGGCCGTCGATTTCAGCCTGGCTGAGGCTGTCACGAAAGTTGCAGATACCGCTTATGCGAATGCCAAGTGTGCTGCGGAAACCCAGTTCCACCACCTGAGAAGATCGCGGCAGGGCGAATGAAGCCATAGCCACTTTGAACAGATGACTGGTAGCGGTGGCCGTGCTCTTGGCTTCAGTTCCGTTGAGGCTAGCGAGTCCTGCCTTAACGACACGGAAGGTGACGCTGATGTTCTGGCCGCCGCCGATTGGATCCTGATCAACCTCTGACTTGAAGATTTCGTCCTGCGGACTGCGTGATTCGCAGATCATCAGAGCCGAGCCGAATTTGTACAAGTCGCCAACTGACAAGGCGTCATCCCAGCCTCGTTGCCTACCAGAAACGGTCTGTGCCACATCACTGCAAGTTTCCCGATGATCTGGACCCTCTTGTACGCCCAAAAAGATGGTGCGAGCATCGCTATTGCTCGAAAGGCTGTAAATCAACGTGTCGCCTACTTGCAGGTTTGTCACACCGCTGGTTGGTATCCCGTTGCGATGAGTAAATCCGCTGCGACTTGAAAAAAGGGTGTTGTACTTGTTTCGCTGAGCGATGGCTACACCGTCAGAATTGCAGCTAATTCGTGTGTCTTGTTTGCCCGAAGGCTCGCTCTTGACGACTACAGCAGGACGCAAAGACGGGTTTACGCGGAAGGCCAGGCCGTTGCCGATCAGTTGGTAGATGCCAAATTGCGTCTGAGTGCTTGGTTTGAAGCTGTAGCAGAAGTCGTTTGTCCACTGACCGTTCAGGCCGGGTATGGCGAAGACATCCAGGGCGCCTGCGTTCTCGGAGTTGCCGGGGTCGTTCGCAGCGGACCGCCCTGCCACCCGGTCGGCGCTGCCAATGCGACCGCCATCCTGCGAGACGTAGAAGGTGCCGCGGCTGGACGTGGAGTTGGCGGTGGAAAGGTCGTAGCCCCCGAGCAGATTGTCACCAAAGGCGAATTGGGCTGGATCGATCGAGCTCAGCGTGGCCTCACCGATTAAACAGACGGCGCGGAGCATCTGACTGCCACCCTGGGAGATCATCTGACTCCACAGCAAGTTGGTGTTGACTCGGACACCGCCATAGGTCACACCATTGATTGTTTCGCGATTCGCGTAGACCAGCGGGATGGTGGAGCCCAGCTCGACCACATTCTGCAGCGAGTCGAAGCCAGCCTTGGGGGCAAACTCCGACCGCCCGACAACATTCTGCCCCTGCTGACTGGTCTGACGGATCTCGGCGGGCCTGCCAGGCGTCTTGGGACGAAACAGCAATGCCGCTGCCAGGTTCAGCACAATGCCGATCACCAGCAGGATGATGACGTCGTCGATGCCGAAGACGCAGGTGGGCTCGCTTGGCCTGAGCCCGCTCTTCCTGTTGCAAGCGCGGATGAACTGGCGATACTCGGCCTCGCTGCAGCCCAGCACGGCCATCAGTTCGCGGTCTTGAGGCAGCAGGGCGATGGGCTGGTTGGACGGGCTGAGCATCACTGGAAGGAGATTGAGCCGGTAGCAGGCAAGCTGCCGACGAGGTACTGAGTCAGCACACGCCTTGGCGCCTGGCCTGACACCGCATCAAGAGGGCTGCTCAGCTCCAGCGACAGTCTGCTGCCGTCATGTTTGAAGCTCGTCACCTGATACACCTCCTCGGAGAAGGTGCCTGTCTCGTCGAAGCTGTCAGGGTCGAGCCAGACCGTGCGGACGCGGATGATCCACCGATCATCAGCCGCCTCCTGGATGAAGTTCAACAGCAGCGGATTGACGGCGAACACCAGTGAGGCGCTGATGTTGCTGCCTTGCAGATCGACGCTGCTGCCGCTGAAGCCCATGCCCGCATAGATGTAGTCAGTGCCCGCGTAGTTGCGGACCTTGCCGACATGGAAGTTCTGGAAGGCGTGGCCGGTGGCGCCCCCGTTTGACAGGAGGAAGCGGACATAGGTGCCAACCGCAATCTCAGCCATGTCAGATCCCGATTGAGCGGCGAGCGCCAGGGTTGTTCTTCAGGGCCGCCATGGTGCGCTGCTGACCCATGCGAGCGCCTTCCTGAGCAGCGATGCGGGTCGCTTGCAGCATGTCTTGCTCAGTGACGAAGGGCAAGTCACCGGAGCCAACACGGCTGTACTTGATTTCACTGCTGGTCGCGCCAGAGGTGAGCCAGCGCTCGACTTGCCGTTCTCGGGACATGGATGTGGTTTCGTTGAGGGCATCGCGGTTTTCGCTAAATACCCCTTTGTTGTCTGCTGAGCTGTTAGCACCTCGCGCTGCACCGGTGAGAGCGGCGCGGGACTGCGCCAACGCCCGTTGCGTCTGGTTGGCGTTGATCACATAGCCACCCTGGCTGGGGAGAAACAGTTCCGGACCGAGCTCGCCGACGATGTAGGGCGTTCCCGCTTCTATCGGGCCGCCACTGGCTCGAGGGCTCAAACCCGGAGAGAGCGTTTCGGGTATTGCGAATCCCAGTAGTTTACTACTGCCCGGACTGAGTAGACCCAGTACCTGCAAGATCAACGCCTTGGCGATCATCTGCGTGGCCATGTCAATAAAAGCCTTGCCGATGTTTTGGAACATCGTACCGAAGGCGTCTTGAACTGTACTGGTACCATTGATTACACCAGTAATAGCGTTTGACATAGCGCTACCGAGCTCGGACTCGATTGTCTGCCCGAGAGAAGCGATCATGGTCTTAGTGTCGCGAAGCTCGCGATTCCACTTCCCGATGAGACTCTGCACCGGGTCTTGAACTTGAGCGGCCTTGTCATCGATTGCTTGAGCCTGTGCTTTACCATCTTTAGGTAGTTGAGCAAGCTGCTTTTCTAGGCTCTTAATTGTATCTCTTGCATCGTTAATTTGTTTCTGCAGAGCTTCTTTGTCTTTGTCATTTGTAGGTTGTTGCTTCAGCAGATTGTCGAGTCGTATCCTCTGTTCCTCTAAGGCTTGGTTCAACTGGTTTTGAGTCTCGACCATCCTCTGCTTCAATTGAAGCTTTGCAACCTCAGCGGCAATCCGCTCCGGGGATACGCCCTCGGCTTCCAGCCTATTTTGCAGTTTTGTGACTTCAATTTCCTTGTAAATGCCAGCAGTCCCAGTGCGCAGGTTCAGGAGCGCTTCGTTTCCACGTTGAATGGCCAAAATTCCTCTTTGAGCTACCTCTTCAGCTTTTAGGCTCTTGAGATATTGATTGTATCGTCGATCTGTGCCTTCAATTATTCGCTGTTTTTCTTTTGCGTCGAGTAAGGTCGAAGCTCTGATGGAGCTTTCGATCTGATAGAGTTCTCGTGCTGCTGCTATCTTTTTGACTAGGCTATCAATCTCAATTTTACTGCGCTCGGGATCAAATTGTTTTCCACTTGAAGCTGCTATTGCTAAATAAGTGATTTTTACTTCGTTCAGTTTGTCTTGATATTGCTCCAGTTCTACTGGTTGGAAAACCGAGTTAGCAATGGCTTCGAGGGCTTGAACTGTTTTGGCATCGGTGAGGGCCGCTTGCAGCGCGCGCAGCCGTTCCATCGCGCGCGTCACGTTGCCGACTGCGCTCCCATACGCAGCGAGTGCGGGGGCGAAAGCTGGGTCGGCGCTGGGGGTAGCCAGGGCGCTGGCTTGGCTGGGTGCCGAGCTCGGGGGACGTGAGGGTGCGCCACCTGGCGCACGATTCAGGATGTTGTTGGTGTAGGCGATTCGACTGCCCCACTCGTTGCCGGCACCGATCGCCTGATAGCCGTTGAACCGCTCGAACGATGCCGCGCCGAGTAGTGCCTGGTTCAGTGTTTTGGCGCTTTTGAGCTTCTGGTAGGAAGCGTTCTCGGGGCCTAGCAGTTCGTGCCAGATAAAGTCGAGCTGCTTGTTGAAATTAGCTCCGGCACCCGACTGGAGCATGGCCGACTTGCGACCGTCGGTCCATTGCGCGATCCCGAGCGCGCCACTCTTTTTGTTCTCAATGGTGGAGCTTAACCCGGACTCTTGGGTCAGGCCCCCGACAAGGGCTGCAGCGGAAATGCGAGGCAAGCCTTTGTCCGTGAAGTACTGCACCGCCTTGTCTTGGCGACCAGCCACGTCGGCGGGAACTGCACCGCCGCTCGCTGTGGCGAGGTTGGCGCGGGCCTCAGCAGCGGCTTTCTCGTTGTCACTGGCGTCGTTGCGCAGCTTGGCGATCTTTTGTTCGACCTCGTAGCGGTAATCGACGAGCGCTTTTTCGAGGTTGGCGATTTCAATGTTCAGAGTTTTTCTGGCTGCTTCAATCTCGAGCTCGCCGCGCTTCTTCGTAGAGAGATAGGTGTTGAGAGCTTCAAGGGCAGTGCGAGATGCGCCTTCCTCGCCTTCGATCAGCTTCTTGTTGGCTTGCTCCATCTGGTAGATGCGGAGCTCTCCGGCGGCG